GTAGTAGGACTAACAAGGAGTCCTTACAAGAAAGTAGATAGGCACGCTAGCGAAACTGAAGTTGAAGAATGCTTTGACATCTGTGATGTCATCGTAGACAACAGCGACCTCTCCATACCAGAGCAAAATAAAGAGATATATTTAGCTATCAAGCATTTAGATAATATTCCTCACATTTTATAGGAGGCTTCCATGCCGCAACCAGATTCGTCCAACACATTAATTGTAGATTGTGATGGTGTAATTGCAGACAAAAATAATGGAGGAGACTATGCTAAAGCCGGGCCGCTTCAGCACGGCATCGATCAAGTTAACAGGCTCTACGATATGGGCTACACAATTGTTCTATACACTGCCAGATATGGAGACCGGGAAAAGGGCAATATTCACTTGCAGTACGGGAGGGGCTATAAGGAGTGGACAGAATGGCTTGAGGAACATGGTGTAAAATATCATCATGCGTATATGGGGAAGCCTGCGGGAGTTATCTATATAGACGATAAGGCCGCTCGGGTAAGAGGAGACAGCGAGGAGGGGTGGTCACAAGTGTGGGAAGAGGTAGACAACTTAAAGGGAAAAGACCGATATGGTAATCTCATATGATTCCCATAGTCTATTTCAGGTCGTCGTCTTTTAATTGCCATCGGTTTTGTCCGATGCAATACTACATGGAGTACACGCTGGGATGGAGGGGAGACTCTGGCAAAAAGGCTGACAAGGGAACCATTGTCCACAAAGCTCTGGAGATTGCCGCTGTTTGCAAAAAAGGCCTGCAAGATGGCAAAAAGATTATTGTAGATCCTCAAATTGGGAGAGTCAGTACCTGTAATTACGAAAGAAAATACCTGAACAGGGTGATCTCAAGGGTTTACGAATACTACACTAGCAGAATCCCCCACCATCCGTGGACAGATAAAGACGCCAAAGATTGCGAAAAATGGGTCTGGAAGGCTCTTGAATATAATGATGGGATGTTTGATCCCCGTAATAGAGACGTGGTGGCTGCGGAGCCACGTTTCGATTTTTATATTGAAGAAGATTGGGCTAAATATTCTTATGACATGCAAGAGGAAAAGCTGGAAGGCCAATTGGCCATGAAGGGAACCATCGACCTTGTAACCGATCTAGGTGATGGCGTATATGAAGTAATAGATTGGAAAACTGGAAGGCGGTTGGACTGGGCTACAGGAAAGAAGAAAACACAGCACAACCTCTTTGATGATGCTCAGTTGAGAATATATCATTATGCTGTCAAGCACATGTTCCCCGAGGTTTCTTCTTTTTTGATTACGATATATTTCATCAATGATGGAGGAGCGTTCACTTTACATTTCCAAGATAAAGACCTTAAAGATACGGAAGAGATGCTTAAGGCTAAATTTGAATTCATCAAGAATACAGACGATCCCAAAATCATTAGACAATTGGACCCTCCTCAGTCATGGAAATGTTCAAAGCTGTGTCATCAAGGAAAGACAACATTTGAAGATACCTCTATTGAGCCGCTTATAGAACGTCGCACGGGACAAAGAACGCGACATGGAGAAGTCATGACCAAGTGCGAGCAGGCGAGATATATGGTCAAAAAATATGGTATCGATTGGGTTACTGATAATCTCGCTCATCCCGATCATCAAATAGGCTTGTATCAACCTCCCGGTGAGGTCTAAGGAGTATATAATGTCAACAGAGAAACGCATGGACGACCTCAATAAGCTGTCGGACATCTTGAATGAATTTCTAGACGAAGACCAAGCGAGGGAATTCACATCTAAAATAGAGCAGGAAGTTGCCCAAAAGACGGATGACAAGACGCTACGGGCACTATTAGAAACTTTAAGTTCGCTTTACACTGTCAAACCGAGCAGAAAGGAACACCTCAAGAAAGTCGTCCTTACTTTACTAGTTGCCTTTCACATGTCTGTGATAGTTATTAACCTCGTGGCATTCTTCATCCTACCATTTCTGTACCCTCTGCTGGTATGGATGCCTCTTAATAGCTTCATCCTGACTGTCACGTTTACTAGAGAAATCTGCCCTTTAACCCGGCTTGAAAATTACATGAGAACGTCAATGGGAATGCCAAGAATAGGGGGGTTCATAGGGCACTATTTTGTCAGGCCCACTAAAAGAGCATATAGGACTTACAAGATAGGACTTGGACTCTCAGGCAAAAAAGGAAAATCAAATGATAGAAGTCAAGATAACCCAGAAGATGAAAAAAAGAGCTTGGACCAAAGCCCGTGAGATGGGGGTCATTAAAAACTCCATTCTCAGCGGTGCTGGGAATATAGCAGGATTTCTTGGGGAAGAAGTTGCCAATTCTTTGATCAAGGGAGAGATCAGCAATACATATGATTATGATATCGTGCATAATGCAAAGACTCAAGAGCTTAAATACGATGTAAAAACTAAAAGATGCACGTCTATCCCGAAACCCTACTACGAATGCTCAATTGCGGCGTATAATACCAAGCAGGCATGTGACAGGTATGCTTTTGTTCGCATAGAATGGGTCCACGGCAAATGGGGGAGGGCTTGGGTTTTGGGATGGCTAGACAATAAAGAATATTTCGAGAAGGCTCAGCGGCTTAACAAGGGGGACATTGACCCCTCTAACGGTTATGTAGTCAAGGCAGACTGCTACAATGTGAGCATCTCGGAATTGAGAGACTTTAGGAGAAGGAAATGACATACGTTCCGCTGCACGTCCATTCTGAATATAGCTTGCTGGACGGGCTTTCACAAACGTCACAGATATCTAGAAGATTAGAAGATATAGAAACAGATACCTGCGTCCTTACTGATCACGGAACTGTTTCTGGGGCCGTTGACTTTTCCAAAACGCTTAGGAATGCATCTCAGAAACCAATTTTGGGATGTGAATTCTACTTATGCATGGGCGATGCCTCCGAACAGTCTCCAGAAAATAGAGACCTTGTTCACCAAGTGGTTATAGCGAAAAATTTACAGGGATGGAAAGATCTACTTCGGCTAGTATCCCAATCAAATAGAACTGATCAATTTTACTATAAGCCTCGTATTGATTTCGATCAATTAAAAGCAGTTGCCGCAAATGGCAATCTGATTTCATTTAGCGGTCACTTGGGTTCTTACTTAGGCAATGCCGCACTAGAAAATTCTGATGACCGTTTTCTTTCCAACGCGGCTTTAAAATTACAGGATATGTTTGGAAGGGGGAATTTCTTTATTGAAATACAACTGATAGACTCTCAAAATAATGAAGGTGCCAGAATTGCCGCTGAAAGATTGCGAGAGATTGCCGTGCAGACAGGCATCCCCCCCGTAGCAACCCCAGACGCTCATTACCCTACCAGAGAGGCCGCAGAAGACCAGAGGGTGCTCCTCTGCACGTCTTTAAAAAAGACCATAGGCCAAGTCCACAGGGAATTAAAAGAGGGAAAGTCTCGTTCGCTTAAGTCATTTTTTTCCTCTGACAATTATCATATTCCCTCTTACGAAGAGATGAGTCAGTTTCATACTGAAGAAGAATTGCAAAACACAATAGTGATTGCCAATATGTGTGAGTCTTATGATATTCTAGGAGCACCAAACCCCCCTACGTTTTCGTGTCCAGCAAATTACGAAGCTCAAAGCTATTTGAGACATCTGTGTAAAATTGGATGGTCTCAAAAAATGCAGCACATCGAAAAGAACGGCGCTGATTTTAACAGGTACGGAGATCGGGTCCAGAAGGAGCTTCAAGTTTTTGAGGAGGCTGGCCTGTCAGGATACTTTTTAATCGTGCAGGACATTTTACAATTTTGCAGGAAGGAAGGCTACTTAACAGGCCCCGGCAGAGGGAGTGCCGCAGGCTGCATGGTGTCGTACCTTATTGGCATTACACAGATAGACCCTTTGCGACACAATTTGGTTTTCGAAAGATTTTACAACGCAGGAAGAAATACTTCGGGAAGAATATCAATGCCTGACATTGATATAGATGTTCCCAAGGTTGCTAGGGAAAAAGTGATTAGCTACATGAAGCAAAAATATGGAAAAGACAACGTAGCACAAATCGTTACCTACCAAACCTTGCAAGGGCGATCTGGACTCAAAAGAGTGATGCAAGCTAGGGGGAATATATCCTTTGCTGAACAAAACGACATTACTAAGCACATCATGGATGAGTCCAAAATTGCCGACGAACTTCAAGACATGAAAGAGGAGCTTGGCGAATCATCGCTTACCTTGTGGGCATTAAAAAATAGAAAGCAGCAGCTTAAAGACTGGTGTGAAATAGGCGAGGATGGTAAGCTAGAAGGTAAAATGTCTCGTATCTTTGAGCAAGCTATCAGACTAGAGGGGACTAAAATTATTCAATCCAAGCATGCTGCGGGGGTGGTAGTTTCACCATCTTCGATTTCAGAAACGTGCCCTATGATCAAGCCTGCGAACAAAGGAGAAACGGACTTGCTGGCTGGGTTCGAGGGGCCTAGCTGTGAAGATGTCGGACTCTTAAAGCTAGATGTATTGGGGATTAGAATGTTGGACAAAATAATGGAAGTACCGGACATACTGAGGGGATAAAAATGACATTATGGATATACTGTCCGAGGTGTGGCAAGGCTGTTGATGAGTTTGAAGAAAGATGCGCCCACTGCGATCTTGGAGGCATATGGGAACATAATTGGCGAATAATAAGCGAAGAGTTGGAAGATTTTATGACAACCGGAACCCCTCCCAACATGGTTCCAAGGGCAGACAACGGATAGGAGACGAGATGAATAACCGGTGGATTATGGTGTTCGACTTTGAGACAGACGGGGTAGACCCAAATACTTGCAATCCCGTAGAGCTTGCGGCTATTCCTATCGATCCTCGAACTTTGGAAATTAAAGAGAAGAAAGCTTTTAGCGCTGTCATTAAGCCACCCGGATTTAATAAAGAAGAGTACTTCACAGACGACCGTCAAAAGACTATAGAATGGCATGCGAAACAGAGGGGCGTAACTAGCGCCGACATTATCAAGTCTTGGAAGAAGGGGAAGAGCGAAAAGATAGTCTGGAAAAACTTTTGCGAATACTGCAAGAAGTTCAATATAGAAAAATCTTATGGAAACTGGTACACAGAGCCGATAGCTGCTGGGTATAACATCATCGGATTTGACTTGCCGATTTGTCAGCGGTTAGCCGACAAGCATAAGACTGGAATGCCATTTGCTAAAGTGAACAAGATGGATCTCATGGACCTCCTGTTTTATTGGTTTGAAAACCTAGGCGAGCCTAAGAATATGAGACTTGATACAATGCGAGATTTTTTCGGAGTCCAAACAGTCCAAGCGCATGAGGCGTATTCTGACACTTTCGATACTGCAAAGCTATTGGTGCAGTTCCTTAAGTTCCATAGGCGACAGTCTAGCGTAGGCAAGTTCAAGGGAGCAATGGTTCAAAAATGAAGAATGCATTTGCATGTGGATGCACGTTCGACGTAGTTGACAAGCACGTTGTTTACGATCCCAATATTGAACGCCTGCCTCTCAAATGCTCTGCTACTTGGGATTTAATTTGTGATGGAAATACCAAAGGAGTTTTCCAATTGGAATCCCAACTGGGGCGAAGTATGGCTGAACGAGTAAAGCCAAAGAATATAGAAGAGCTATCAGACCTCGTAGCTATTATTCGACCGGGATGCATGGAGGCAATTGTAGATGGCAAAAGTCTGACACAACACTATATAGATAGAAAGCACGGAATAGACCCCGTCGAATATTTTCATGATGCGCTTGAACCGATCTTATCCAGCACCTATGGGATACTCGTCTATCAAGAACAAGCCATCCTTATTGCTAGAGACATCGGGGGTTTCGACCTACAAGAAGCAGACATTTTGCGCAAAGCCATTGGAAAGAAAAACGTAGGTTTGATGACCGAGCTAAAGAAGCAATTTATTCAAAAGGCAGAGCAAAAAAAGGTTGTCACAAAAGAGCAAGCTGAAGAAATATTTAGTTGGATTGAAAAATCTCAAAGATACTCATTCAATAAGTCACATTCGGTAAGCTATGCATATAATGCGTATCTGACAGCTTACACGAAGACTCACTTCCCAAGGGAGTTCTTCACGTCTTACCTTAAAAATTCAATTGGCAAGCCTGATGCCTACACAGAAATAGAAGAGCTAGTAAATAACGCTCGCATAATGGACATTGATGTGATGCCCCCGAATATTAAAAAGATGAACAAAAGGTTCACCTTAATAGGCCCCAACCCCACATTCGGCATTACGGAAATTAAGGGCGTAGGTGGTTCCGTGTTTGATAAGATGGGCGACTGCCTGAGTCGCAATCAGATCAATTTAGAAACATGCGACTGGAATACATTTTTAATAGGATTCGGCTCATGTATTAAAGTAGACTCCTTTGAAGCCTTGATACTTAGCGGCGCACTTGATTGCTTTGATATTAGTCGTAGTCAAATGGCTCATGAATTGAAAATGTTCAGAGAATTAAGTAAGCGAGAAATCGCTTGGATCGAAACGTACAAGTCGTCGAACGTTAAAGCCGATCTAGAGGGATGTATCGCTGAAATGATCTCTACTAACAACTGGTCAAATCCCAAG